TGCCAGTGAGATTTAATCTGAAGATGTTTGCTGCTGATAAATCTAAATTTATAGAGCCAGTAGCAGGATCTGTAGTGAGCATAACCTCACCGTATCCTTTAAGATCGCCTGTAATATCACCAAAAGTTACATCGCTTCCATTTTCAATTTTGTCTGTGTTCAAATTCTCAAAGTTAGCATCCATTTCTTCTGTAGTGAGAGCCCGGTCAAGATCCTCTCTTTTGACAATAGTAGCCATATTTTTAATTTCCTATTAGATAAATAGAGTATTATTTTAAGTTATTTATAACAGAAAAAGATTCAGTAGATGACATATTCAAAAGAAGTTTATTCAGGAAGATTCCAGCCGAGAAATCCTGCGAAGTATAAAGGCAATGTTAGACAAATTACTTATCGCTCCAGTTATGAATTAAAATTCATGAACTGGTGTGACCTCAGCGATTCTGTGTTAGAATGGGGCAGTGAAGAGATAGTCATACCTTATCGTTCTCCGCTAGACAATAAAATACATCGTTACTTTGTAGATTTTATTGTAAAGATACGCAGCAAAGATAAAGTAAGAATGTGTCTTGTTGAGGTGAAGCCAAAACGATTCACACAAGAGCCTAAAAAGCCCTCTCGTAAAACAAAAAGATTTATCAACGAAGTCAAACAATGGGGAGTCAATCTCGCTAAATGGGAAGCTGCCAAAGAATTCTGTCTCGACCGCAACTGGGAGTTTATGATTATAACTGAGAAAGAACTCGGTATTTAGTTATAAATAGTCACATGGCTAATCCTTTTGAAAATATAAGAACAAACGCAGGCGAACAAGATCGTTCTTTTCGCTGGTATCAGGACAATGTTCGTAAAGTTGCGAGTAACATTACTTCGTTCAGCAATGCGTCAAAGTCTGATCTAGGAGAGTTTGTAACAAGACTCGAACCTGGAAATATGTACATGTATGTTTACGATCCCAAGTACAAAGATTCACTTCCGTACTGGGATCAGTTTCCGTTGTGTCTGCCTTTCGATGATATATCAGGCGGGTTTGTAGGAATCAACATGCACTATTTGCCTTATCTACAACGAGCAAAGTTGTTGGGCGAATTGTTAAACTACACTGACAAGAATATAAGCGAGAAAAGTAAAATAGAAGTGAGCTGGAGCGTACTAAAAAACTTTGGTAAGTTCCCACAAGTAAAGCCATCAGTAAAGAAGTATTTGTATAGTCAAGTGAATAGTAGATTTTTTAAGATAAATCCAGAACATTGGAAAGCAGCAATATTTTTGCCAACTCAAAACTTCGAAGGCGCTTCACAACAAAAAGTATACAGAGACAGTAGAGACATAATCAATGGCTAAATCTTTCACTAAACTAGAAAATTTCTTTTCTGAAATCAGAAGTCAGTATACTCCTAGATCAGATAGATTTGAAGTAGTTTTCAATGTGCCAAGAGCATTGCTCAACAGGGCGAACGCTAGGCAATTGTCTTTGTATTGTGAAGAAGCGCAGATTCCTGGTCTGGCAGCAACTAACTTGCCTGTAAAAATAGGAGCTTGGACAGAATATAGAACACAGAATGTTGAATTTCTAACTACTGAAATGTCATTCACATTCATTATAGACGAAAAATGGCGAGTACGAGAAGTATTCGAAGAGTGGATAGCTCTAGCAGGAGATCCGAATAGTAAAGAAGTTGGTTATTATGATAACTATGTTTCTACTATCGATATAAAATCTCTTAGTGTCGATAATGATGTATTAGCTGAGTGGACTTTAGTTGATGCAACACCAAAAATAATCAACTTGACTCCTGTTTCATGGGGTAATGCGGGATTGATTAGAATGTCAGTCTCATTTTCTGCAAGAAGCTGGTATAAAAGAAATAGAGCAGCCGAAGACGCCGCAGCAGAAGAAGCTCGCCTTGCAGCAGACGAAGCAGCAGGAATACAACAAAGCGGAATAAGAAGATTTGTACCACCTAATAGATAATATGTTTTTTTGGAGATTGTAATGGCACTACCAATAATTGATGTACCAACTTTTGAATTAAAAGTACCAGGAATAAAAGAAAAGATTAAATTTAGACCTTTTCTAGTAAAAGAAAATAAGATTTTAACACTGGCAGCAGCATCAGAAATAATAGAAGACATGTATTCTGCATGTTGTCAAGTTATAGAAAATTGTTCTTTTGGTGAATTAAATTCTAAAGATTTGGCAATGTATCAAATACAATGGATATTCATACGCTTGCGCTCTAAATCTATTGGAGACACACAGTCTTTTATTTTGAGTTGTGGCAAGTGTGAAAATAAAATTAACTATGATATGAATTTATCTGACTTTGAAATTGTAGGAGATTACGAAACATCTGAGAAAAAAATAGAACTTTCTGAAACGACAGGTATTGTGTTAAAGTATCCATCAGCAGAAGTTCAAATTAAAAAAGATCAATTAGACGATATTGAATTACTATTAAATTCAATATCTTACATTTATCAAGATGAAGAAATCGTAACACCAGAAGAAGAGACGATTGAGGAAATGCTAGAATTTGTATCAAATTTACCTTTGAGTGTATTGAACGAATCAGCAGAGTTTTTTCAAAATATACCAACACTATTGCATAAAGTAGATTATGAATGCACAGAATGTGGCACTAAAAATGAAATATTAATAAATGGTTACGATCATTTTTTCGGCTAACTCTTTCTCAGGATTCGCTTGAAAATTATTACAAGACGAATTTTTTGTTAATGCAAGAACATCATTATAGTTTGACAGAATTGGAGAATATGATGCCTTGGGAAAGAGAAGTTTATGTTGGTATGCTAATAACACATTTAAAAAAGAAAGCAGAGAAACAACAGAGTAAACAATAATGCTTAAATTTACAGGTAGAAATATAGGTGACGAAGGTTTCAGCGGTGCTAATGTCATAGACACTGAAAACAAAAATCGTTTTTCTAAAGAAGGGGCTCAATTTATAGCTGAAACTATAAAAAAAGCAATAGCGCCTGTAAACTTTGACAAATCTCAGACTAATAAAAATGCTATATCTATTGCGTCAAGTAATTTAATGCAGACTATTGAAAAAAATACTTTAGCAGCGCAAGAAGTATTACAAGAAAATATAGAAACTGAAAAAGAATTTAAAAAATTAATAGAAATTATGGCAGCGGCTCAAGAAAAATCTGGGGAAGCTAGTGTGATGGCAATTAGAGAAGCCATTAAACAGATAGAGAGAATAAAACTTTCTTCAGACAATCCAAATAAAGTTGATAAGGCACTAAATCTAAATCAAGTACAAGAAAATTTAAGCAAGCAACTTGGTCGTCAATCAATCGGGGGCGCTATATTTCAAAAATTATTTAATGTTGATCTTAGAACTGAAAAGGCGTCAAGTGCATTTTCGGCTGAAAAACTGTTTGGTTTGGACGGAGGCTCTAAAGACACTTTAAGTAAATTAAAAGATCAAGTTAAATCAGAGATTGAAGCTGGTGATAAAGGTTCTGCACAAAGAGCAGTTGTCGAGTCGATATCATCGGAATCTGAAGCTTCTGCACAAAAAACTTCTGTACAAAAAATATCCTCTAAAAATGAAGAAAATGCACAGGGAGGCAAAGTTTTCAGATCTGGTATTGATAGAGAATCTTTAGACAACAAAAAAGTTGAACTACTAGAAGACATTTTAAAAGAACTTAAACAGATAAGTGAGAACACTTCTGCAGGCTTATTAGATTTTTTACCCGATGGCCCCTTTCCTCCTCCTGGTTCTCCTACCGGAAGCGGTGGCGGTGGCAGTGGCGGTAAGGGAAATCGTAATGGTAGTGGAACAAATAAAGGTAAGGGAAATCGTAATGGTAGTGGAAAAAATAAAGGTAACGCATCTAGATCTACATCTAGATTCCCTAAACTATCTCGTGGATTAGGCGGCGCATCGAGGTTTTTAGGACCTGCTCTTGCAGTAGGAACAGTCGGCATGGATCTTTATAGTCAATCTACTACTATTGAAGAAGTAGAAAATGCTGTTCAAGCAGGGCAAATATCACCAGAAGAAGGTCAATCTATAATTGATGATAAAAAGAATACTACTACAGGACAACTAGCAGGTACAGCATTAGGAATTGCTGCTAGCACTGTTGCTGCAGGTGCTCTAACAGCAATAGGAGCTCCTGTTTTAGCTACTGCTGGCGCCGTGGGAGCAATTGGTTTCGGAATGTACAAAGCAGGACAAGCAGTAGGGGATGCGTTTGTTACTACGCCCGAAGAAGCAGCATTAGAAGAAGCAAAAGAAAGTGGTTTATATAGAGAGATTACTTTTGGTAAAAGTCAAGTCGATAAAAATTTATTAGCGAATACTAATGACATACAACAATTGAATGCTATAATAAATGATAACGATATAAGTACTAGTGACAAATTTCTAGTGGGAGAAAGAATAGCACAAATAACTTCTGGAGTGATAGCAGGACAAGCAAATCCTAATTATAATGATGAAAGCAGATTTGATATACAAGATGCACCGATTATGAATCAAACATCTCCGGAAATACTAGTAACGCCTACGGCCGATGCGGTCGATAAAACGACAGATAGATATCAACAAATAATAAACAATACTGTAACTAATATATTTAACACTAATACAAACAATAATGGAATTGGATCACAACCTATTCTTGTGTCTTCACCTTCTGTTAGAAACAATAACAATTCTTTTAGATTTTATCAACACAAGAATAATTAATAACACAAGATAAAAAAAGGGGCGTTAAGCCCCTTTTCTTTTGACTGAATACTAGTCGTCTTGTGCTAGTTTAGCAAAGTAAGACATTGTATCGTCTTCATCGTCAGCAACAGCCGCTACAGTTTCTTTTCTGCTTTCTACTGCTGCTGTAACGTCCTTCAAAAAGTCATCATCAGATGAGTCGCCAGTAGTTGCAGAGATGCTTTCTGCTGTACCGACTCGTGAAGATGATCCTAGAACAAAGTCTAGCTTCTTCTTGAGTTCATCATAAGACTTGAAGTTGCTTGGAGCAA